AGGGAATACCTGATGCCTCATCCATGATTAAGCAAACTCCGTAGGATGAGTGAATACCAGCGAAAGCGTCAGGATTCTCTTCGCTCCATAGCTGCGCCTGCGCGTAGTAGTAACCAGTATCTATCTTTAAGTCGTTTACTAGTGCATCTTCAAACCATTGTGCTGGTTTAATCGTTGTGGCTGTCTTGGTAAACCAATGAGAATTAATAGATAGCGTTAGCCACTTACCTAGCTCCGCCCATGTTCTTGATCTAAGCTGTTGCTCGGTGTTAGCAGTTACGATTATGGTTGCACCTAGTCTTGTTGATAGCATCCATAGAATGATCCATGCGACAAGTGCAGACTTACCAATACCACGACCTGATGCTACAGCTAGTCTAAACATCTCTGGTAGGTCTAATACATTGTTACGCTCAATGTGTATTGCCATTTCTCGTAAAATTTTTTCCTGCCACTTTCTTGGTCCTTTGAAGTTCTCAAGGGGGGTGTCTTTCTGTCCCCATGGGAATACATACTTAACAAAGTTTACTGGGTTGTCTTTAATTGGACCTGACCATAGTTCGGTCATCAATTCCTTTTCTAGTTTTACGCCGTATTTCATATATTAAAAAAAATTAAAAAATTTTAGTTCAGTAGTTATACATATATCACCACCGCCATGCAAAGAAAGGGGGGGTCAAATGCGAAATTACGAGAGAATCTAGCATTAGTTAAAAAGGGAGCAAAACTATATGCTCGCATCCGCCCCCACCCTTGTTATTCATCCGCGCCCTCGCTGTCGCTTACTGTCGCAGTGCGCGTGCGCTTTGGGAGAGCGTGCGCTTGATGGTCTATTATCCTAGCGCGTGCGTCTGTGAGAACATTCTTAAGATCTAGGTTGTAGTTTACTTCCTGGCGATCCGCCCAGTTGTCTGGGTCGCGATTCTTTAGGAAAAATATCGCGCTTGTTTCTTTGCCGTCCATTGCGTTTTGAAATACTTTGTTTGCCACGAGCTGCACGGCTTTGTACTTTCCCTTTTTTATAGCGTGTGCAAATTGCTCGTTTCTTTTCTTTTCTCTGGTTATTGTTGAGATGTTTACATTAAGCAATGTAGCGATTTGGCTTTCATTTAAGCCATCTCCAGACCATAGACTGATCTGTTTGTATTCTTCTTCACTTAGATTAGATAGCTTTCTTTTTCTACCTGGTTTTCCCTTTTCCATGCTTTATTTTAGGGTATTTTGCACATTTTAGCTAAATAATTACCCTTTTTTGCATATTTATTGAATAAAGTTGTTGATATTTATAAACATATATGCATAATTAGTATTACAAGGCAATTAAGCCTTGATACTTTGGAGAAGTAATATGACAGATACAAACAAACAAAACATCTACACATTAGAACAAAATCTAATTGAAGAACTTAACGACAATAAAAAGGACATACTAGAAAATAGTTGCCCAGAAGATGTTGTTTCAGAATATGCTGATAGTTGGATACCAATATATAACTATGATTTATTAGAGGTTGCTCAATCTGATTTAACACTTGGATATAATGACCACGAGGTAGAAGGAGATATATACGCTCAACTATCTTTCTCAATATATCAAAGATTGCAATCAGTTGGCGATCAATGGCTACAAGATAACCAAGTAGAGGTTGCATAATGCCAGAACTAACCAAAAAACATTTCATAACTGATTTAATAACCGCAATAGATGAAGATCTACAAGACGGCAACACGGATCATGTATATAAACTATTTAATATAATGCTAGGCTTTACACCTAATCAGGACATACTAGCTGACTATATAACAGGGGAACTTAACCAATGAATATAAAAGAAATGAGTAACACTTACACAATTAAAGACGTTTTAAGAGTTGGCAACCTATTAGATGACGGAACTAACTTTGAATGTAATAAATGCAATGAGTCCGGAGAAATGACATATCAAGCATTACCAGGTAAAGATTTTAAACATGGCTTTGATTATTCATGCGGACATTGTGGCGAATGGCAATTAGAGGCGGTGCAACAATGAGCAAAGAAATAAAATCTAAATACAAAAGCATCATAGGACAACTGCGCAAGAAGTACGGCCTAAAAGATAACACGCCAATACACAAGGTAGAACAAATTATGACACCAAAGGACTGGAAAGCGTTTAGCACCGCTTTAACCTTTCCTAATGGTAAACCAACAAACAGGGGGAAGTGATGAAAGCATATATAGAAACAGATGAACACTATTTAAAAAGAGTAAATAAAATAAAACTTGTAAAACTTGAAAGCATACATAGTGCATTACAAGAACTGCAACAAGAGTTTAATATTCCTGATGACCATGAGCATTTAGAAAACGCTTTTAAATTAACAGAAGATTTAAGAGAGGAACATTTAGAGGAGCAAGACCAATGAAACCATATAAACCAATAAGTTTCGGAATGGCAGAGTTTGCATACGCCAGACACCTAAGAGATACCTTAGGACACACTGGCGAGATCATATACCCAAATAAAGACGCGTCTAAGCAAGACAGAGACGGCGTATGGCTTTTATTAACAATAACAGGGGAAAGGCTAGGCACAGTCTCCCCCAACGGCACAGTGAGGACGACATGAAGCGAGAGGACATACCAAAACATTTAAGACATCTAACAGATGAAAAGCTAAAAGCATTATTCTATTTATTTAGGGGGAAAATATGAGCAACTTACACAATGAGGAACATTTAGAAAACGTACACTACCAGGTTGTAGAATGGGACAGAAAAGGCCTATTAGATACAGAGGTAAATGCAATAGCTAGCTGCTATAACTTGCATGAAGATGATGACAGGGACGAGATACTACAATACATAGCAGAGAATGTGTTTTATAACAAAGAGGAGATAATACTATCATGAATGGAAAAGGGTCTGGCAGAAGGCCAGCTGCAAAAGATAAACCAAACGCATACCAAGATAACTTTGACAAGATCTTTGGCAAGCGCGAAAAGAAAAAAGAAACTAAGGACAAAAAGAAATGATACAATAACCTTTTTGAATGGGCGCTAGTATCTTAACTCTCCAAAGTTAACCCCTAAAACGCTAGCGCTCATTCCTCGTCATCCTTAATACAAAAAATACCACATTCAAAGTTATAAGATTTTAAATCCCTACCTTTAGCATCTGCTGGCAGTTCTCTAAGAGGTATTCTTTTGCCTTTATATCTAACCAGGTTAGCGCCTAATTCATCTGATAACTTCATGCGTTCTTCAAACACCTCTGGAAATGTCTCTCTTACCAAGTTCCAATAGGTTGGAGAACTAGCTTTAACACAACCAATACAATTAGCGTTGGGATAACCAAAAGAATATATCTCTGGCAACTTGATTCCTGCATCTAACAAAATATCAAAACAACCCTGCTTAGTTATATTCTCATCAATCAATACAGTTAATAAGTTATCTTTTTGATTGTCTCTAAACCTTACAGCTCTCTTTTCTTCATCAGCAGTAAAACCAAGAACAATATAATCAGTTGGGTTATTAATCTCCCACACCTGCCTAGCATGTTTCTTTAAATGTGTAGTACAAGGCGCACCAAAATTACCTGCCATGTATTTACGTTCACGCCAGACAGTCTCGCATGACTGATCTGGAAATTTTGGATTAATCGCAAACTCAATCTCAATACCTAGCCATTGCTCAATATCTTTTAAAAATCTTTGATTATCTTCGTGTTCTTCCTTGATAGGATTATTAACAACACGCACGCGGTTTGTATCTCCATATAACTCAATAGTTTTCTTAGCAGCCACCGCGCTTGCCGCACCACAACTAAACCAAACTGTAATATCTTTATCTTTCATCTATCAACCTTTTCAATTCTTTCAGTTTCTCTCTTTTCAACACACGCAACGCCGCAATAATCATATTATTACGCGCTATCTTTTTCTTTATATCTTCTATCTCTTTATTCATACTCTCGCACCTCCTCGCGCTATTCACGAACCAACTCAGCTAAACCAACCAACAAAAAATGTTTCTTCCCTCCGCTCTGGGACTTCCGCAAGCGCTTTGGCTCGCCCTCTAAAACTATCCATATCAACCCTGCCTCGCTCAACTCCGCTAGCGCTCGCCCAACGCTTTTTCTATTAACTGCTGTCATCTTTGCATAATAGCTAATAGCATCATGCGAGGACCAGGTTTCATACCTCCAGCGCTCGCACAAAGACCAACCAACAAATCTAGCTGTCATGGATAACTCCTCATTGCCTGCGACTTCACTTCTATACCAATGCCAAACGATCTGGCGCACGCGCGAGAAGTCTCCCTCCTTTCGCGCAAGCGCTATGGGTATCAATGCTGTTTTCTCCCCACGCTCGCTTTCGCTGTGAGCAGTAATCCACCAATATGCTTTATCTATTTGTCCAAATCTTCTCATCTTTCTCCTGCGCAAGTGTGCGCTCTTTCCAGAGAGTCAATCCCCCTCAAGGGGATTGCTCTCCTATACATATGTATATGTATGGATATATGGGCATCTCCTACCCTAGTGTTGGGCATCTGAGGGTATAGTATGTCCCTTAGCTTCCCTAGTATGTCCCTAAAGTTCCCAACGATTCTATTCAGTAATGTCATAAATTGACTGCCTATCTCTAATAATTTCACAATATTTTTCATCTACCTCATAGCACAAAGAATCATAACCAAGACTTTCAGCAACAACTCCAGTTGTTCCAGAACCAGCAAATACATCAATAATTAATTCATTATCTTTTGCTGTGGTTCTAATAATTTTACTAATCAATTCTTCTGGTATTTGGCATGGGTGTTCTGTCTTTTCTTTACTAACATTTTTAACTTGGTTTATATTCCACCAATCGTAAAGTTTTGCACCTGTTTTTCCTTCAGATATTCTTTTTTGTATTCTCTTATCGTTTAAATTTTTATATGGCTGTCTTACTTTTCTAAAATCTGGCTTACAACCCCACCAACTAATTAACCTACTTTGCTTACCTGTATTACTGTTATAAACCCAACAAACAACCTGTTCACATTTACTCTTAATGGCTTTTGGTAATAAATTGATTGTTTCCTCTGGGTAGTGAATAATTACGCATGGCGTTGGTATATGTGATAACAACTCAATATAAT